CTACTTTATCTTCTTTGTAATCTCGTTGCTGAGTTTCTTGATGAAGTTCACACCTGCAATGCCGTTTTCGTAATACCCCCACTTTTTCAGCAAAGCATTCACGGCTTTTGCTGTGCCTGTACCATATGTGCCGTTCTTGTCCATGCCCACACTGTGGAGTTTGACCGCCTTTGCAATAAGCAGCAGCTCCTTGAGTGCAAGCACACCGTTTGTTTTGTTGCCCTGCTTGTAGCCTGTCTTGTCAAGCACTTTCGCACTTATCTTGCTCTGGTTCTTTGGTCTCAGGAAGCCTGCAATGTGGTCATAATTATGCTTGACCTTAGTGCAGGCTTTTCCGCTCCAGTTTTGGTCATACGAATAAAAATAACTCGTGTTGCCCTCTCCCGTGCAGATTGCTATGTGACCCCAGCCGCCATTCAACGTGCCTGACCATATCGCTACATCACCCTTTTTCGGCACTAAACTTGGCGTGTTTTTTATCTTTGTGAAATTCGTTTTCAGCCAAGTGTTCTTGTCGAACAAATCCCAAAAATGGTGAGCGTCATACCAGAAATTCTTGATACCTGAACTGAAAACCTCGTTAAAATATGCCGTTGCAAGGTCTACACACTGTTTGCCTGCTGCACCGTCATAGTTAACAGCTACACCATTGTGCTTTTTGATAAACTCATCATATGTCATTTTCTATTCCTCGCTTTCGTTTGTATCCACTTTGTTTTCAACTGTGATTTTAAGCTTGTGTACGATCTTCACCAAGAATGACGGCAATGGTATACCTATCACCGCAAGATTTTCCAAGATAGAAATACACTCGTTGATGATAAACCATATCGTCACGATAAGACCGAAGTAAAAGCTGACGTTTACTTCAATGCCTATCTGTGAAAGTCCTGAGATAAAGAGCCAATCAAGCACGCCTGACACTGCCACCACAAATATGTACCCAACTTTCTTGAAAAGCCCTTTAAGACCGACACGGCTTGACAACTCGCCCCTATTCCATGCTTTCCACATTCCTGTTATATAATCAATGATCATCACAAGCACCAGAATGACTATAGGTATCGCCATAACACGAAAATATGCTGACAGCCCTGCGGCTATTGCTGATATGATTATTTTTGTTGTGTTTTCTTTCATTTCTGTTTCTCCCTTTCATACTTTTCCCTCGTGATTTCCTCATACTCCTCAGCCGTTATCCACTTGCCAACGGCGTTATAGACCCTTTCTGACGACCACAGCCCACGATCATAGTAGTCTTTGACTTTATGATAGTTCTTGCTCATCTTCACATACCTCCTCGCTTTCATCGTCCAACTCCACACCGCACATCATAGACAGGTAGTCCACATTCGCAGTCAGTTCGGCATTTGTCGACCTGAGCACTGCGTTTTTGTTTCTTTCTTCGATTATCTGCTTTTTTACTGGACTATATTTAAACATGATTATCCTCCTCTCACATCACACGATGCAACAAGCTGGGGCGACTCCGTAAGCACCGTACGCACTGTAGCTGTTCAACTCTCCTGACGGATAGATGACACGCACGCCGTTGGCGTAGCCGACGTCGGGACTTCGCAGCAACCAGTTTTTTGCACTATTGTTTCTGTACTTAATTCTGTTGGTATCCTTACCAGCAGTTGCAGCTGCCGAGTCGGAAAAGTCCTTGAAGTAATCATACGGACCACCCTCGTTGATGTTACTCTCATTGCCTGCATACACCTCAGACCGTGACAGCAAGAACACTTCCTCAACGCTGTCCTCATATTCGCCGCCCTCATTGGCAACATTCTTTGCCGTTCTCTTCTTGACCTTGCCGATAACGCTTACGAAGTCGGGATCCATACCATACAGGAAACCAGCTGTGCTTGTCACCCAGTTTGGCGGTCTGTCATACTTAGTCTGCGGTGTCCATACCTGCCCAGCAACCTTGCCGCTGTTGATAAGCTGTCTCATAGCAGATTCTTTCCAGTTGTTAGAGCCATATCTTGCTCTGTGTATGCTGTTGATACTGCTTTCAGGTGTGCCTGCAACCGTAGCATTGCCGAGACTCGTTCCGTCTGTACCGTTGGTCACCGATACTGTCTCCAATGACGATGTGGCAGATGTACTTGCATAGCTTGATACCTTTGTGGTTGACGCTTTCGTGTTGTAGACCCAGGGAAACATTATCACACCATTCTGAGGGATAGCTTTCGTCAGCGTGAACTGATATCCGCTGTAATCGTTGTTTGTGGTATCGTAGGTGCTGTCGATAGTGAAATGATATGTACCAGCAGCTAAGCCATCAGGAAAAGCGAACAAAGTTTCTGTGCCGTCATACTGCAACTCAGCATAGCAGTCCTGCCAACCAAGCGTCAGCGAGTGCTCCAGCTGAGGTTCTGCCGGTGTGTCCTGGTCAATACCAAGCACAGTAACGATCATCTTAGACGCCGTTTCGTGTACCACGACAGCGTCGCCAAGCTTAGCTGTTCCGGCTACAGTTATACCATACGCCGCAAGCGATACCGCCGTATCGCCATAGTGCCACGCTGCACCGTCATAAGTGAACTCGTAATCGTCACTATGTGCTGTGCCTATCTGAGCTACAAAAGTACTGATATCTACAGTAGCTGACGTCACTCCTGACGTTTCGCCAGTGGTGTTTCCTACGGTCGCATTGATAGCGGTAGCTTTTTCTACCGTAAACTGGTCGCCAACTGAAAAATACGTTTTCGCCAAGCCTTGACGTACAATGAGCTGCACATCTTTCCAACTTTTCGGCGTAAAGCCGCCCTCTTTGCCTGCAATAAGGGTCAAAATGCGGTTTGTCTCCTGCATTGTTGAGTCTCTTACAAGGTCTATTGTCTCTGCCATCATGATTCCTCCGTTTCCGATTTATATATCAGCGTCACGCTGCTATTTTCGTTTAGCCTTAGTGTGAAATCTTTTTTTGACAAATTATCAGCCACCGCCTGTGCTGTCTGTGCAGCGTTCTCAGCGGCTTTGCGGTCTGTGGCGACCTGTGCGGCGTTTTCTGCCACAATAGCCTTGTCGGCTGTCACCTGCGTTGCCATATCCTGCACCGCTTGCCTGTCCGCCACAGCACTGTCAGCTGCTGTCTTTGCGGTCTGTGCGTAGCCTGCTGTAGCGGTCTTGTCGGCTGTTGTCTGCTGTGCCGCATTAGCCGCTAGGTCTGCGGATATCTTAGCGTTGTTCTGTGCAGCGACCGCCTGCTGACGTGCAGTATCTGCACCCTGCATGGCGGTTTCTGCCTGCGTAGCGGACGTTTCAGCAGATGTCTTTGCGGTTTCGGCACGACTTGCTGCCTGTTCTGCGGTATCGGCTGATACTCCTGCGGCTGTGGCTGATTTTTTTGCGAACTCTGCCGCTGTTGTCGCTGTTTCTGCGGCTGACTTTGCTGTCTGAACGTCGGCTGTGATACGGTTTCCCAGTGCCGTCATTCTATCCAGTGCATCAACTGCCACACTTGGTGACGGTATCGGTGCAACGCCGTCGGTCAGTGCCTGGCCTATCCGTAGGCTGAAAATTTTCGATTTTTTCACCAGTGTGTAAGCACCGTTGTCATATCTCCGTGCTGATATCTGACACGATACTGTCTGTGCTGAACGCAAGACATCTGCCGTAGGCGTCCATATGCCACCTGTGATATCGACCTCATACGTCACGCCATCGCCATAGTCTATCGTCAGCACATAGCGGTCTGCTCCGTCTACCTCCATGCCCTCGACCGACACAGGTCTAGCATTTGTTTCGCCGACGTAGCCCAGCAGGGCTGTGCTTAGGGCTACGTCATAGTCTGCGTTTAGTGTTATTGTCATTTAATCACCTCTTATTCTATCGCTATATAGTCAACGTAGTATGTTCCTGCTGGAACATCTAAAATTTCCGGACCGTCATTCTTTCCCATACAAATGATGAATGTTAAGCTGCCGCTGTATTCCGCAACAGTAGTACAGAACGTCAGATATGGATTTGGCGTACCATACTTTCTCAGTGAAGGTATGATCTGCTTAGGTGTGAAACCGAGTTTCAGAGGTATCTGAACCATTGAGTTTGCCTTTGCCAGCTTATACTCCACCGTTCCGAAGTGAATTTTATCCACAGTGCTTTTCGTACTTGTAGCGATAGAACCAACATGGTTAAGCTGACTACTCATTGCATCTATCGTTGCCGCTTTGTCAAGAAGTGCGTCAACTTCCTCACCTGCTTTCTGGATGGAATAATCGTTCTCCGTGATATCCTGCACCTGTATATTTTCAGCCATTTGATTGCCTCCTTAAAGCTGTTCTTCAACGCTCAGACCCACTGCTGAGATGTCAGCACTCAGTCCGCCGTCAAAGTTAAATCCTAAATTTGTTATTGGTATGTCATATGACCCTGAGCCACTGTCATAAGTCACCACGTCCCCGATATCGAAACGTGGGTCGCCAAGCCTGTGATACAATTCTGTAGTGTACCACGAAAAGCCTTGCAGTCTGTGCCAAAGCGACCGCAAGAGAGAGCTTGTCATGTATGGATTTTCAAACTCCAAAACTCTACCCTGCGTTGTATCTGTCACGCCTAGCGACAACGTTTCATCGTCACTGACTTTGCAGATAATGCCCACGATAACGTTTTGTCGTTCGCTAAGAGTAGGCAGGTCTATCGTGTTGTTATCCAACGTTTTCACGCTCTTACCATACCACTTTCGGACGTACTTTCCGTACCTGTCAACATACCCGAACTGCCCCTGAGCTGAGGCAAGGTAAGACAGCATTTGCCGCATGGTCACGTCTTTTGGCACGGAGCCGACCTCAAAGTAGAAATACTTTGAGTACAGCAGTCTGCCTTTGTTATCTCTTAGCCGTCTGCCGTTCTTATCACGCAGCAGCCGCACCTGTGTATAGTCATTGCCGTTCTGCAAGCCTAGTTGTCTGCAAATGTCGTCTTCAACGGCTTTATTCCAGTTTGGGATAGGAATATGCGGTACATATGGCTTATCCGAAAAGTACAGTCTATCCGCCATTGTCAGCTGGACGCTGCCGCCTGATTTCTTTGATTTTACGCAGGTGAAACGTCCCATTGGTATTTTTTCGTCTGCGAGTATGCCGTCAGTTTCATAGTCCACAAGGTAGAGATATGTGTCATATTCCTTGCCGAGAAAAGCTGTTTTGGTGTCGCTTATGGTCATATTCCATGACTGTGAACATACTGCTCCAAGTTCGATGTCATCGGAAAGGCTTGTTGACTGCATTGAGCTGTCAGCAGACATAATGCTGTCGCCTGATATAACGCCCTCTGCATTCTCTATCCACAAACGCCAAGTACGGCAATAGCTCTCGATACGCTGAGAGACAAGCTCCCCTGTTTTGTACATTCAAACGCCCCCCTTACTGCATTATCAAGTCCACCGCAACGCCTTTGCAGAACTGTTTGTTCTCGTCCCAGCCGAAAACCTCATAAGTTGGGTCGCCTGCATAAACGTCAAAAGTGCTTTCCTGAAATGTTTCGTCAAGGAGCGTGATACTGAAAAACGGTCTGTCAACGTTGGAGATATATTCATTGAGTTTTGCCGTCTCCTCACCTGTGAGGTGATACCATTTCAGCGTGACGGTTTTCTTTATGGCTCTTATGTCGCCCACCATTTTGCAGTTAGCCGTTCGCCCTGCATTGTTCGACCATATCTTGTTATTTGTAAAACTGACTTCCGCAGGCGTGGCGACCCTTTCACTGCCAAAAATAAGTCCTTTACTTTTCATTTTCTGCACCTCCTATGCCCTTATTGGCGACCTGCCGTTGCGTTTGATATAGTCATTGATATCGTCAATAACTATCTGCGTGATAGTCCTGCCGTTGAGCGTCAGCGGTATGGTAACGCTTATCTTCTGATTTCCACCCGCTCCGCCATAAGACACAAGAGCCTGCAAAACAGCCTGCGTGATAGTATCAAGCGGTGCCTCGATATTCGTGCCACGTTTCTGATCGCCCAGAACTGCAAGAAACTCAGAGTTCGGCGGTATCACTGCACCTTGAGCAAGTTTGGGTATTTCAGGGATATCAATTTGGCTTAGGTCAAAGCCAAATGTCTGACCACCAAGATCACCGGGAAGCCAATCAGGTGTCGTGAAGCTCAGCTCGTTTATGCCGTCGATTATCCAATTCAAAGCGTCCTCAACTACACCTGTCAGACCATTTATAAGCCCGATTATCAAATTAATAGGTGTTTTTGCTATGTCAACAAGTGCGTCCCATACGCCTTTGAAAATCTTCTTTACACCCTGCCAAGCTTTTTTCCAATCACCGGTGAACACTCCCGTTATGAACAGCACAACGCCTTTAAGTGCTGAAATGATGTTCTTCACGGCGTCAATTATATTGCTTATGACATCGCCCACTGTCTTTATTATCTTGCCAAGCACACTGCTGACTATCGGTCCGAGTATGCTCACAAGCCAGTTCACAACAGGTGCTATGGCTTTGTTGTAAATGCTCAGAACGCTTGTGATAAGCGTTCCCACAAAGTCGAGAAACTCATCAAGCAGAGGTTTCAAGTGCTCCGTCCAAACGCTGTCAGCCACGTCCATGAGCTTGTCAAACACAGGTTTCAAGACCGTTTCCCACAGATTGAGGAATACGTTCTTTGTGGTGGTTATACCCTCGTTTATGCCGTCAAATATAGGCTGTCCCCACTCGTTCCAAAAGTTTGAAATGCTCTGCCATGTATCGCACCACAGTGTTTTCAAGGCGTTCAGCACAGGCTGTGCAACGCCGTTCCACAAGGTATCGAAGATCTCTTTTATATTGTCAAACAGTACGCCTAACGTGTTCCATACCTGCGTGCCAAAATCCGCTATTAGGGGTAATCCTACAGTGAGAAAGTTTTGCAGTATAGGGAACACTGCCACATTCCAGATATCAGAAAACACCTTGTTGAAGCTGTCAAAAAGTCCTATGCCTATCTTGCCAAGCGTGCTGAAAGCGGTCTGCATAAGCGGTGTAAAATCGTTTATAAAATAAGCTTTGAGCGGTTCGGAAAGCGACTTTATATCGCTGAAAACTCCGCCGAGTATCTGAACAAGTTCAATGCTCTCTCTTTCAAGTCCGCTCCATATATCAGCGAAAATAGGCTTAAAATTCTTATTAAGATAGTCTGCAAGCTTTTCAAACTGAGTTCTCACTGATGTGAAAAAGTCAGACAGCTTTTTATCTGCCTTACCCGTATCCACCTCAACGCTAGTCCCGGAAGGCTGCATTATCTCCCCAGCTCCGCTGACCTCAGTGCTGTCTGACTTGCTCTCATCATTCAGCTTGTTCATCTGATCAAAGCTTGCAAGAGAGCCTTCCTGTGCCTCCTGAGTCTGTTGTGCATTGTCGGCTATATCGCTGTAATTATCCGCCGCCTGAGAGGTGCTTTTCACTATGCTTTGAGCCTCGTCTGCACTGTTGCTTAGTTCAAAACCGAACGCCTCTGAAAGTGCCCTCGCTGCCCCCTGTGCCAAAGCTATGAGCTGTGAAAGCAGACTGTTTATCGCCTTGACAGCAGGCAGAAGAACGTTCATCAGCACAGTGCCGATAGTCGCTCCAAACTCTTTCCATTGCTCAGAGAGTATTCTAGTTTGGTTTGCCCAGCTGTCAGAAGTCTTTGCAAAGTCGCCCTGTGCAAGAGCCGTTTGCGACATAACGTAATTGTATCTCAGTTGAACTTTTTCAGCCTGCGACATATCGGCAGTTGACTTCGTTATACCCTTTGAAAGTGCATACGCCTGCAAATTGGCGTCCGTCATAACGATACCGAACTGTTTGAGGGTCTCAGTTTCCCCTGTGAATATCGATTTCAGAGCCGTGCTTGCCACGTCCTGACCGACATTATAAAATGACGCCATATCCGCAGACAGCCCTGTAAGAGCCATAGCCATATCGCTTGCACTGTCATTGGCAAGCCCCATTCCTGCTGCCATAGCCATGAAGTTTGAGCCTGTCTGCTTTGCGGTGAGCTTTGAAATGCCGTAGGTCTTGACAGCCGTGTCAGCGAAGTCCTCCATTTTCTGCTTGGACTCTCCGAAAGCCGTATCAACAACGTTCTGAACTTCCGCAAGGTCTGAGGCTGTTTCTATGGATTGCCTGCCGAAGTCCACAAGCTTCTTGACGGAGAATGCTGCCGTCACAGCCATTGCAAGGCTTTTAAGTTTTGGCTTGATATCCCCCACCATATCGGAAAGGCTTTTCAAGCCCTTTTCAAAGCCCTCGCTGTTTATGTTGGTGTCAAAATTCAAACACCCGTCAGCCATTGTCATTCACCTCCCGTCAGTTGTTTCAGAAACTCTTTGTCCTCGTTTTCAGCCCTCTGCTCTTCTGCTGAGAGCTTTCGTTTAAGGTCTATCATATTGCGGTGGTTTCTGTAAAACTCCTGCTCGTATTTTTCAAGCTTTTTGTCCTTGTTAAGCTTTTGCCGTATGCCTATAACAGACGAAAAAAGCCCCTCGCCTATCTCATTGAAATAGCCGAGAAAAGTCCACCAATGAAGATATTTTACCGTCCTCGTTTCAAAGCCTGCCGCCTTGTTCACCGCAGGAAAAATAATACTCTCGTCCTGCTCCCAGTCGATAGTTTTTGTAGGCTGAACGCTCTCCTGTGGAACATCTCCACCGCCCACAAACCAATAAGCCTTGTTGACAGCCTCCTGCAAATGTTCTCGTGGGATATCCTCAGCATAAAGGCATTTAAGACACACATAGCACTTTTCACGCTCGTCAAGTTCGGGGTCTGCAAAGGCTGAATAGATCCGCAGTATGACCCGAAAATCCGAGTGTATGGCATACTCTTTGCCGCCTATTTCAAGGGCTGTGGGCAAGTTGCCTATCATTTCAGCAGCTCCCTGAGCAGAGCCTTTTTGTCCTCGTCAGAAAGCTCCGCCACATTGACCGCAGGCTGAGCAACAACGGGAGCTATGTACTTCTCCACCTTTTCTTCAAGCTTTATCTGAGCCGCCGTCTGCGTTGACTTTATCTCCTGCACCACCACCGCAAGGAGTGCCTCAAGGAAATTGAAAAGCACAGGCTTGCCGTTTGAACCCATAGAAAATACATTTATGCCGCCCAGTGCCGCCGTACACACATCACTTTCAAATATGCTGTTCACCATATCTCTTGCACGCTGGTCATATTCCCTGAGCAGCTGAGTTTTATCCTCTTTTTTCTCACGTTCTGACACTTCTTCTGCGATATTGTCAGCCTTGCTCATAGCGTCCTGTATCCTTGTGATGATACCAACGTCTGACACGTTTATCCTTATCACTCTGTTCTCGTCGCCGTTTATAGCGTACTCTTTGTAATTGCCGCTGTTAAAATCTATTGACTGCATTGACATTTCTATCGTCCTTTCTGTATTATGGCAAACAAAAAGCACTCCACTCTGAACGAAGTGCTTTCATATGTTTGTCATATAGTTTATTCTTCCGTAGTCTTTGCAAACGTTGGCACGCCTGCTGCAAAGGTGACAGAGCCTTTCACTCTGTTTCCTGCAAAAGTGCAGTTGAACGGGATATTTACGCCACCCTGTGGTCCGCCATAAGACTGCGGCTTGACTATGACATCTTCCGTCCATGCGTCATACGCACCTGTGGTCTTGTCAACGATGACTTCAAGCACGCTTGTCTTACAGGCGTCACCGGTAAGACGATTCATCATGATATCCTTGAGCTTTTCGTAAAGTGCGTCACCGGGCTTTGCATAGAATGTGTCAAGGTCGAACTCAGGCTCATAGCCGTTGTCCTCAACTGTGGTTTCATCAAGGATATTCTTCTTTGTGGAAGTGTCAGGATTGAGTGCCACACTTGCGTCCTCAACGTCCTTGCCGAGAAGATACCAGCTTGGTGATGAGGCGACCGCTGCGAATGTAGTGTCAAGATAATGCAGAAGATGACTTCTGTTGAGCTTTCCGCTCTTGTATGAATAATCAGGCATATGTTTTCCTCCTTTTATATCTGATACTGTGCCGCTATCTGTAACTGATACTGCACAGTATCGTTTGTGTTTTCATTTGGTATTGCGTATATCATTCCATTTGCACAGGTGAGCTTTTCAAGAACGCCTGTCCTTTCCTCGCCCTCTGTTATGGTAGTGAACGTGGTATCTCTATGCTTGTTTGCATAGCTTTCAAGCCACATCTGCAATTCAAGCAGTACGCCGCTGTTTGACATTCTGTCAAAATCATTCATAGACTGATACACAGCATAGAGAATGAAGTTATGCTGTCTTGTCTGACCGCCCAGAATATCCGAACTTATAAGGCTGTCGCCTGTCGAGGACAAGCCGTAATTTGTTGGCGTATCATCGGTAAAGTCGATATGAATATCATTGCAAACCTCCGATATTTTCGGAAACTGCTGCAAGATATCTTTCACCAGCTCAATTATGTTCATTTCGTTTTGCCTCCCATTATCGCCGCCGCTCCTCTGAGTATCTGCTTTTTCTTGTCGGCTTTCATTCGCTCAAACCAAAGCTTGCCGGCAAGTGGCTCTTTAAAAGTGCTGTAAACAAGGTCTTTGTCCGTCAACACTTTCTTTTCACCCTGTCGGGCGTAAGATGAGCCTGTGACAGAGGATACCATAAGCTTGCCGTAATACTGATAGCGTGCGTAAGGTGCAAGATACTGTATCTTGCCGCTGCCTATTTTTGTGCCTCTCGTGGCAGACTTTCTCAGATTAGTGCTGAGGGTAGGTGTATACTTCACCATATGCCTTATGCACTCGGCGTCAATGAACTTTTGAGCCTTATCAAAACGTTCTGAATACTTGCCTGCAAAGGACTTATCCCAAGTGATAGCCCTGCTGTCCATAGGCTGACCTATCTTCATTTCACGCTCACCTCCATATGCGGCAGACCGCCGAACATATAATCATCAATGCTCATTACCGTAACAAAGTCATACTCCCCACGGAACATTTTCATGCTCTCAGATATGCTCTGCGGCGTTTGATTATCGAACTCAAACTCGCATTTTCCTCTCACAAGCATATCCTTTGCAGGGGTTTTCGGTGCATTATCGTCATAGAAATACACCCTTGTGCTGTCTGAGGTCTGCATACCGCTTTTCACGATACTTCCCGACCTGTTTTCGCACCAATAAACTTTCTCTGCATATTTCCGCACAAATCCCCCTGTCTGCTTGTCGAAAAGATACACTGTGCAATCGCTGTTTGCAAGCATTTACCTCACCCCTCTGTAAAGCAGCCCTGTTCCGCTGAGCCATTTGTACACGATATCGTGAACGGCTCTGTCAGCGTTCTGTCTGCGGATATCTGAGCTTTCATATGACTTCGACCAGCCCCCAACGCTTTCGGAAGATACCCCCTGAGTGGCACCCTCCTGCTCTGCCTTGAAGATATTCTCCGCAAGCTCGCAGCAGCACATTTTCACTTCTTCGGGGATATCGTTCTCGTCAACGTTGTCAAGGGTATATTGCTTTATAAGGCTTGTGGCTTGCATTGCATAGAAGTTAAAAGCGGCAGATATGTCAGGCTCTTTGCCGCAAAGATAAACGCCTATATAGTAGCTCTCGCTTGCATATGCTTTCATACTGCCACACCTCTTTACTTCTTGAATCTTGCAAGCACTACCTTTGACTGGTCTGAGATAGCCACAGTGTAATGCTTGTCAGCAGATATGTCTGTACAGCGTTTTCTGCTCTCTCTTTCAGTTTCAACGTTGGTGTCACGCTTGAGGTAGATAGTCAGAGCTGATGTTTCGTCCTCTGTTTCAGTATCAGCGTTGAGCTTGATGATAGGACATGTGTAGAAAGTACCAGCCTTGACAGCGGCGTTCTTTACAACATAGTCACCCACCTTTGGAGCGTAACCCTCTGCACAAGGCGTTACTGAGCCGAGCTTTATCTGTGAAGTAGTCGGTGAAGATGTGCTGTCGGCAACAACTTCCTTCGCACCCTCTGCATCGCTGTCAACTCTCACATACTGTTCTGGGATAGCCTCGTTAAGTGAAACTTTCTTTGACGGAACGATACGGCAGTTCGCTATCTTGCCTATCTCGCCTGTCATTACCACATTGCCGTCATACTTATCTGCTGAAATGAAGTTCGGATCCTTTCTAAGCTGTGAGTTCTGATGAGGATTAATAAACATAGCCTTTTCGGTATTCAGCTCCTCGTTGAACTTGTCAACAGCGTCAACAATGCCGCTGTAAGAGATAGCAGAGGTCGAGCCGTCATAGATGAGTTGGGCTTTCATAAGTGCGTCCATGCTGTCTGCGTCCACCTTAGAAGCGATAGACATTGCAAGCTGTGAAGTCGCCTGACCCGCAGGATTGCCATAGCCGCTGAGAACAGCCTCGTCGGTTATCTCCACCACTTTCATGGCTTTCTTCACCTTAGCCTGAGTGGAGTCTGTTTCAAGCTTGACAGTTTCAGCCTCAACGCCCTCTGCAACATCAACTGCGTCGCCGATATACTTGTACTGCGGCACTGTGATAGTATCGCCAGGCACGCCAACGAGTTTTCTGTCTATCTTCGCAAAGGGAGATACAGTTATCTTAGACTCTATCTTTGCGTCGATCATATCACTCATTACCTCAGGATCGATAAGGTCGGTGATCTTTGTCTGCTCTGCGAAATACTGCATAGAAATTCTAATGCCATTTGTCATTTTCATAATATCCTATCCTTTCAACTGTTCGTATTTTTCGGGGTCTGTTCGTTTAAGTTCCAACCTCTGCATATACCCCATTTTTGCAAAGGTTTCCTTGCTCACTTCACCTGCGGCAGGAGTCCCCGTGGGAGCAACCGGGTTCTTGATAGGCTCGGAGCTTTCAAAAAGATAATCGTTATCTTTCTTCACGTTCTCGATAGCCGTCTTGATATCCTCAGCCTGATTTTTGGAGGCTTTGAGAGTTTCCACATCAAGCAAAGCTTTAAGAGCCTTGACATTTCTTGCCTTGCTTGCCGAGATAGCGTTATCAAGGGCAGCGTCAAACTCCATATCAGATATCTTCGCCTGATACTCGGTATCTTTCTTAGCAAGGTCAGCGGTGAGCTGTGCGACTTTGCCGTTAAGCTCCTTGACGTCCACGCCCTCAAATTCTTTGAGAGAGTTCTGTGCGGTATCAAGGCTGTCCTTATAGTTATCACGCTCCACCTCAAGACGGCTTTTCACCTTTTCAAACTCAGCCACAGTCTTATAATTCTCTGCCACCTGTTTTGTGATGTCCTGTTTCTTGTCCTCAGGGATAGCAATACCCAGAGCGGCAAGGATCTCAAAAATGTTTTTCATATGTTTGTCCTTTCTACATAGCTTATATACCGCTCTGTCTGCGGTGTGAAAGTCTGACAGTTTAACGTCATATCAAGGACGAAATGGTATGAAAAAAGCACCCGTTAAGGTGCTTAGTTCCGATATTTGATTAGTCCATTGTCTGCCAATCTTCCGACAGCATATCTGCTTGACTTGCAAGCCAGCCAAGTTGTACGCCAGAAGTTCCCACAAACGCTAATGCTTTATTGCCCATATCCTTATGGTCTACATTTGTCACAGTACCATTAGGTGATCTATAACTAACATTAGTGGCAAGCTCAACATACTGTCCTTTGCCATTCCAACCTTTTCTTGCTATTTTCTTACCTCTCTTTGCTTCTTCGATCGCCTGTCCGAAATTCATATTTATCCGTCCTTTCTGATTTTGGGTATAAAAATACCGCCCGACCTTAGTCAAGCGGTAAAATTATCATTTGAAATACTCTGTAAGTTCAACTTCTGAATCAATGTACACAGCGTCAATATAGTAACTGTTGTGTACGATTATCTTCTTTCCGTTTAATTCATATATCTGCGTTTGTGAGCCGTCAACATCTGTCAGCATATCGGACCGTTCAATGCCTGGAATATGCTTTTCCAATGCTGCACATTGCTTATCAAAAATTTCTTTGTCCGCAGCCGTGCAAATATTGTATTCATATTTCTTCATTGCGATCCTCCAATCCATACCTTTTATCTACTGATCTTCGTGTTTTTACAGCGGTCTTCAAAGTGTCTGCTACAGCATCTTCTCTGCTCATGTTTTTTCGTGCCATTTTATCTGACACCAAGTCTTCAAAAGAAATGATAGGGTCGGTCTGGTCAAGGGTTTTACGAGCTTTTTGATCTTCCATTAACTCTCTTGCCTGAAAGCGATACTTGTTACGCAGTTCACAAGCTTGTCTTGCCTGTTCTTCAATAGACTTGCTTTTGTCAATAAGCTGAGGGATATTTTTGTTATGGTGTCTGTACCACTTTCGCACGTCTCTATCCGACATCTTACCTTTCATATCAATTATATCACTATAGTCTTTTTGCGTCAAGTCTATCTTGGTTTTTCCCACCCCGATATTCCCCAGTCCGTCGGCGTTCACACGCTCTCTCTGCTGAGGCAGACCCATTGCTTTTGAAAACCTTGTATACTCCTGGGAAGTGCCACGATATCGGCAGCGTGCGTTGATGATATCTTCCTCATCAGCACCTGCCTCTTCAAGAAGATGTATTTTCTGTCGCTGGGCTCTCATTGCAGTTTCAAGCTTTCTTTGCCGCTGTAAAGCCTCATACTTTGTGTACTCTTTATCGCCGTATTTAACAGGCTTGTTCTCCTCTGCGTTCATCTGTGCAAGCTCCTCGTCTGTGTAGGAACGCTCAGATATGCCGGGGATAAAGGGGTAATAATCGTGATAGCAATTTGCTCCGCACAGACCTGTCACAGTACCAAGACCGCAGATAGTTTCAAGCTCTTTTTTGCTGTAGACCTTGCCCTGCCATTCTTGGTGAGAGGGTCTAGCCCCGCTGTGCCAAGTGACTTCAAAATAGTCTGTGCCAAGCTCTTTGGCGTTGTCCTCATTCATTTTTGCGGTTAGCTGTGAAAGCCCTGTCATCACCGAACGCCTTGCGGCTACGTCTGCCCTGTTGCTCCAGCCTGTGGCATAGTCCACAGTACGTAGACCTGAGTTCGTCATATCCGAAATGACTTTCTTTATGACCGTGTTATAATCGAACGCTCCGCTTGCTATGCCCATCATGGCGTTATCAAGGCTCTGCTGATAAAAGTCAGCCGCCTGCGTGAATTTAAGTTTGCCGTCAGGCTGTTTTACTGCAAATCCGAGTGACTGAGATATGTTTTTAAGCTCCCCCGAAGTCTGCTCCGATACAGCCGACAGCAGCCTTTGCAGACCCTCATTTTCTTCAAGGGGTATCCGTGCCTTGCCTTTGGTCTTGTATATGCTATCGTCCCATTCATAGCCTTTTTGCAGGATATCATTGTACAGCTCTTTTATCTCAGCTTTGGAGAGGTCAAGGTTATCGGCTATGGCTTTCTTTATCTCACGCTTGCTCATTCCAAGCTCGTGAAGCCTGTATATCTGCCAATCTGCCGAACGTGTTATCTCGCCGTTTATCTTTATCCTGCGGACGATATCCTCCATTATCTGCATTTCAAGGTCACGCAGAGGCTTGTCAAGAACCATTGAAACCCGCTCTATCTCGCTTGCTTTGAGCATTATTCTATTACCTCTGCGGTGCTGTCAGAGGTCATTTTCTTAGCCGTTTCCTCGTCCTCACCATACCATTTCATTCGGTATTCCCACAGTGGCATAATGCCCATAGAAACGTCCTGACGATCGCTTGCACGCTTTGTTTCATCATCTGCAAGGATACTGTCCTCGAAGTTCACAGACAGCTCATAACCGCTTTGAGTAAGCCCATTATAAAACGCCAGCGAATAGCAGAGGTCTTCAAGGCAGACACGGAGATTATTCTGTATCGCCGTGACAGTATCGAACTTTCTCTGCTTTGAGGACTTTATCTCCGTTGCCGTCTTATCAACTGTCTGAGGGTTTGAGATATCCCCATAGGACAGCCCCACAGCAAACTCTATCTCACGCTTGTATTCTTCAAGTCCTGCGATAAAATCCGCCTGCCTTAACTGCGGTGAGAACTCGTGATAAAAGTCGCCGCTCGTGCCAGCCGACACGTTTACCCCTCTGAAAAGCCGTTCATTGAGCTTAGGCATTTCTGCACGTTTCTTACCTGTGAACGGGTCTGTAACAGGTCTTAGCACAGCCTCGTCAACGTCTATTGCACGTTCTCCCGATTCAAACTCCCAATCGAGCCTGCCGAATTGGATATCAGCTTTTCTTATGACTTCTTCCGCCCCTGCGAACACTGATACGCCTGAATGTGAACCGTCAACTGTATTGTCGATAGGGTTGACATAATAGCCGAAAGAGGGTTGCAGCATAAGGGGATAGGCTATCTGAGGGATAAGCTCCGCCCACTCTGCAACAGCCGCGAGAGGTATCTCAGCACCAAGAGACACGCCGTCATTGGAACGGAAAGCCCTGTTTGTAATAGTCAGCCCTTTTTCATAGTCCAGAGCGTGATATTCAAGCCTTATGCGGTAATCATTATCGCCCATGCGTTTTATCTCAGGGAAAATGACCTTTATAAGCCTGCCGTTCACGTCATACTCCACAGGAATGAACTGCGACTGCGGAACATACTGCACCTTATCAGCACCCAGCGGCTTTATTATCATTGCTCCTGTTGCAAGACCTCTTTGCAGATTTTTATTGAGGTTTTCAAGGGCGTTTTTCATTATGGCATCAAGCTTATCGTTGGAAACTTTCAGGGCCATTTCATTGATAGCCGTGTTTGCAAACTCCCTCACAACAGCGTGTTCAAGCCGCAGAGAGTGAACTCCCTTGGGTGCTGCATTACCTGCATACATTCTGTCCCACTTGTCGATAGCTCTTATCATACTGTCCGTCACGGCGATATCAATACCGTAAACGCCCTTTATATCTGACTTTGAAAGCATTCTGCTTATCCACTCCCTTATTTTTGAAATAATGCCCATAGCTTACTGACCCCGCCTTTTCCATACTCTTTCCATTGCATACCGAACGGCGTCGATAACGTGGTCATTGCCGTCGGGATATCCGCTTATAACGTTGCCCTCTTTATCCCTGTCATATTCGCAGTTGATGAACTCCTCGCAAGCCACAGGACAACGCTTGTTATCTATAACGATACTTCGCAGAGATTGCAGCCACTTATATGAATACTCCCTGCTGTTAGGGCCTTTCTCTGCACCTCTTGCAAGCAAGCCGTATGCTCTGTAATCTTCAACAGACTTGTTCTCTGCACTGTCGCAGGTGATAAGATCGTTTGCCGTGATACCAAGCTCCAGCAAATGCTTTGCGGTATCAACATTCTTTGTTTTGTTGCAGGTGTACTCCTGCCATATGAACAGCGTGTGCTGAGCAGGAGCGTAATGCACTCTGACAAAAGCGTAAAGGTCGGGATACCAGCCCCAGTCAACGCCGTTATAGATGTTATCGAACTGTGCTATCTCGTCGTCGGTTATCTCTCTTATGAGGACGTTATCGAAAACATTGCCGCCTGTGCCGTTTGCAACGCCCATATACTCGTTCTCATAGGCAGTGGGATTGGTTTCTTTGAGAAATTCGGCGTCATCAAGAAAAGGCTTGCCAAGCCACTTTTTCGGCACAGTTAGATAAGTGCTTTCGGTAACGAGTCTGTCCGTTCTCGGCACTTTGATGTACTTATTCGCCCAGTTCTGAGCCGACTTCGGAGGGTTGAAAGACTTGAATTTATATGCTCTCTCGCCGCCTCTTATAACAGACTGTTCTATCGTTCGCACAGCTTCTTCACCGCCGAACTGGTCAAGCTCCTCAAACCACACGATGCCGATATAGCCAAAAGGCGGCTTAATAGACTTTATCTTGTGCGGGTCATCAGCACCACGAAAGTATATTTTCTGCCCTGTTGAAATGCGTGTGATTTCAAGGGGCGACTTTGTGCAGGCAAACTCATCATCAAGACCAAGTGCAGATATTGCCCAGAGTATCTGAGAATAAACGCTGTCTTTAAGAGTATTCGCCACAGAACGCAGGACGCAGGCGTGCATATTCTCGTTCTTCATAAGCAGGTCGATAACGTTCAGACCGCAGAATGAAGATTTAGTCGAGCCACGTCCGCCAGGGAAAACATACTCGGAATGTTCCTGCTCTGCAATATCGAACAGGACGGGTGAGAACGTAGGAGCAACAAGGCTCGCAGGGATACCGCTGTACGCCTTATCAGGCATAGAAACAGGCTCAAGCTTTTGTTTTTCAAGCCTGAGCCTTGCGTTATCGTATTTAATCTTATGTTTGAGCATATCGTCATCACGGATAATGTCACGCAGCTCTTTCACCGCTGCAACGTCCCCTTGCTTTGCCCTCGCCATAAGAGCCGCATTGACGAGGAGCATATTATTTATGAAGTCAGGGTCGAGGCTGTTAAGGTCAATGCCCTGCTCAACGAGGAACTCATAGTCGGCTCTGGTATTGGCAGGCTGTTCAAGCAGAAAGTCCATTACCTGTTTCATAGTCTTTTTACGTCTGCGGACTTCGCCTGATTTTTTACCGCCTTTTGAGCCGTTTTTTCGAGCTTCACTCGAGCTTGGAACTATTAAATTCTTTTCATTCGGCATTCACCTCACCTCGATTAACTAATTTATTTATAAAAAAAATGAGCCTGGTAAGCTACCAAACTCATTTTCGCAATATTAACGGAAATACTCTGATATAATAAAACCGACAAATATAAATTTAATGAAAAGTTAAATTTCAACCAACTGACAATCTGTCTCTTATACACATCTCCGAGCCCACGAGACTC